TGGTTACGTGGGGGTACGTGCATCGACTCGAACCCAAGTATATGAGGGGGCAGAAGTCTAGATATCTTACGAACCGGTACATGTTGGTGTACGAACCAGACCAAGACATACCACCGTATGAGGAGCTTAAAAAGGTTTACAATACTGAAGTCGTGGCGAGTAGTAAAATGGACGAGCAGACCAAAGAGGAGCGAGAGAACGTTGAGGGGACGGCATCAACCCTCGATCCGAAGGTAGTGCGTGAGTATCATGCCATGATTTTAAATGCTTGCTCCCAAATATATGGCAATATTCCCAACTATTCGCCACGAGAAATTGAAATGTACCTACAAGACATTGAAGATCCACCTAAACATGAGGGGTGGATCGAAGTATTTACCCAACTTAAAACGACACACAACAATTTACCAACCATAAAGGAGGTGTTTAATGTTATTAAAAATAGATGATGAAACAGTTTATTCAGTTCATGATACAACCTACGGCATGGATATTATCAAGGCCACGCAACTTGTGAACTACGCACATCAAGATGTCTGTGAGTACGGATATGAACGCATCTTGTATAACATGCCGGTCAAGATTATCACCGGCATCCAGAAGCTAGAGAAAAAATTACAGTACCTATTGGAGGACGCACTCATCTTGAAGGAGGGGGAGTCGAGTGTGTCCACCTATCTAAAGTATGCCCAAGCGCTAGTGCGTGGGTACAACAAGATGAAAGAGATTGCTCGCATTGAGGGGTTGTCGAAACTCAACATTGATTATTACAATATTTGTATCCTCAAAGAAGACGGCAGTCAGCAAATCATTTACTTTACCCGTGATGAAGATACCAAAAAGGCATTGTATAGGAAGCTATCTAGTGATATAGTCGTCTATACGGCGCAAGAGGTGGGTGAAATACTAGCACACGATGATTTCACACATGCCATGAAACGAGAGTTTGATGCTCGTTTAACCAAGGTAACGAAGGGTGAAACAAAAACTAACTGAAGATTTAAAGTTACAGATTTCTTTGTTTGATGTAGAGGACGAGGAGGATCAAGAGCAATTTAAAGTGTATTGGATGCTCCTCAACTACGATGTCAAAAAGAAAATACAAAATGCTTATTATCGAGCATTGGTAAATCAGGCCGTGGAACGCAAGTACAATATGATAAACCACGAACACAACGGGGTAGCCTATATCGAACTCGATCCACGGGAAATACTTGATAACATAAATGTTATCGTCAATTACATAGACCTAAAGGAGGGTGAATGAAGTTAAAGACCGAGCCAGATCTTGACTCGTATTATGCAAGGGGCATCAAGCAAATCAATATTGCCGTAACTCCGGAGCTACATACAGCTTTCAAGACTGCGTGTTTGCAAAATGAGGTGGGGATGAAAGATGTCCTGACCGATTGCATGATTCGTTTTGTAGACCAATATAAAAAAGAGGAGGAAGTATGACCGAAGAAGCTAAACAACCAGAACCAATCAGCATGAAAAGTGCCATGATACGATTGCGCCAGTTTTACGAGGCGGAAAGTCAACGCAACGCTGAAGACTTTAATCACATGATGCACTTTGGTAGTGACGAAGTGACAAAAAAAATGGCAGATTTTATTGAACGCAGAGTCCACTTAAAATTATTTATTGTGGAATGTGATGCTATTTTACAAGCGTGGCTACGTGCTGAAGAAAATGATAAACAACTTGAAATCCAAGAGGAGGATAAAAATGAGTGATGATTTTTTTGTCGATTTAGAAAAAGAGTTTGACATGATTAATGAAGATGAACCGTCAGGGGGCAGTAAGTTTGGCACGCTCATCAACTGGTCGTGTCATGACCGTAAGTTTTATAAACGTGAGGGTGGGGTAAAGACAGACCTTGATCCACAACCTAAAAAACTACTGCTCGACTTCTATAATTTAAGAGTCGGCCCAGTCAATCTAGCCAAGGCACAGTTTGATTACGTGCATTTCAATGACACGATCCCATCCATACCCAAGACTGCTGGGTGGACGTTCTCATTTGATATCAATATCTGGAATCCCAACATTGGCTTTTGTCATTTGTCCAGTAATTCAGCAGGGTGCGTTAGACGTATCAACAAGGCACTCAAAGAATATCAAATGAAGTTCAAGGGCAAGTATGATGCTTCACAAATCGCAGTGTGTGAGATTGATATTGAGGAAGAAAGCTATACTCATACCAATTACTATCCAAGTTTTAAGATTGTGGACTACATGGATCGTGCCAAGACTGAACTGCCTGAACTTGATATCTTTGTACTCCCAAGAGCGCAAGTAAAATCCATGAGTGAGCCGGTACAAATCAAAGGCAAACCACCACAAGCTCCAGTTAAATCTAGTGAGCCAGAGTTTGATGATGATTTAAGTTTTTTAGACGGAGAACATCAACGTAAAACCAAGCAAGAGGAACCAGCCAATGACGAATGGTAAGCTCTATGGTGAGATCTTATTCAACATGGCCAAGTCTATCTATGGTGAACCCACCTCCACGGGAACCGGAAACTATCGTTTCAAAGGTTCCAAAGGGGTGAGTGTGGATACCAACGGAGGTCGTTGGTTTGATTTCACGGAAGATCGTGGGGGTGGTTGTAAGGATTTCATTGAGGTACACTTTCCTGATGAGCCAATCGCTCAAGTGTTCAAACGTTTTGGTGGTTCGGATTTTCTGAACGGGCAGAGGGTGGGCGCTCTGCACAGGTAGTTGCAGAGTGGGATTACATCTCCTCTGAAGGAGAGGTAGTCTATACCAAGACCAAGTTTGAACCCAAGTCATTCATGTGGAAGAACCCACATGGGAAAGGACTCAATGGTGCTGAACGTATTCCTTACAATCTACCTGCGATCTTAGAAGATAAGCACCGAGGAGTGTTCATCTGCGAGGGGGAAAAAGATTGTGATACTTTAATCATGCACGGCTTTCTCGCTACCACCTACGGAGGAGCCAGTGATGTACCCGATAATGTCCAAACATATTTACGAGGACGTAGGGTATTTATCTGTGGTGACTTTGATAAGGCCGGAGGTAAGTTTGTCAAGAGCATGTATGAGAAACTGAATGGGGTAGCTCAAAGTGTAGCGCACTGTTGGTTACAAAACCCTGCCCAATCAGAGAGCATTAATGATATGACGGATTGGTTTGCACAAGGAGGGAGCGCAGATAAATTAAAAGCGCAAGTCAAGAGTGCAAAAGGGTACGAGGCATTTCCAGAGAAACCACAAAACTTGATCATGACTTACCATGACATTTTAAATATGCCTCCACCCGTATGGTTAGTGAAGAACTATTTATTGCAAAACTCTACAGCTATGATATGGGGGCGCAGTGGTTCGTTTAAATCATTCATGGCACTAGACATTGGACTATCGATTAGTACCGGTAAAGACTTTCACGGTTGTGAAACAACCCAAAAGGATGTGTTATACATTGCCGGAGAGGGTGGCTATGGCTACAAGAATAGGATTGCAGCGTATCAAAAGCATTACAATCTTGAGATTAAAAACTTTTACTTGATGCCGATTGCAGTAGATTTAATTCACAAAGAACTGGTTGACATATTGATTAATGATGTGCAGTTATTGAAACTTGATTTAGGCTTACTCATCATTGACACGATGGCCAGAAATTTTTCTGGGGAAGAAAACAGTGCTAAAGATACCAGTATGTTCATCCAAAATTTAGATGATCTGCGTGATGTGTTAGGTTGTACCATACTCATTGTCCACCACAGTGGTAAGAATGAGGCTAGTGGAGCCAGAGGTAGTAGTAACATCTATGCCAGTATGGACACCAGTATTCAAGTTGCAAGGGTAGAGAGTGTTTGTGTCTTGACTTGTGATAAACAAAAAGACAGCGCTCCATTCGAACAGATTGAATTTGAAATGCAAACCGTCAACTCAATGGACGGAGAAAGTTTAGTTGCCGTGCCAACAGAAACCAGTGTAGACTTTACTCATGACGAACAAGTCTATGAAAGATTAAAAACATTATTACTCAAGGAGGGTGAAACAAAAAATCATAAAGATATACCGAAACATCAACGTGTGATTGCACGAGCAAGACTACGTGAGGAATGTTTAGATTTGTTTGACGGTAAGTCAAACACCAAGAGCAAAGCGTTTGGCCGTTGTTTGGAACGATTGATTCACAGTAATCGTATCTTGTTTTCAGGTACAGCTATGGGGAAACAAATGCTTTGGATTAAAGATGAGAATCAAGAAATAGATATAGACTTATAGGAGAATAACAATGAAAAATTTTGGAAAACTATCACCCAACACGGAGCTATCCGCTTCACTGGTACATAATTTATTTTACCGACCACACGAAGTATTGAATAAACTACGTGCGGCAAGGAACGGGGAGATAGAAGAAGTCAAACACGATATTAAATTAGAAGAACGTATGAATATGGGTAACCAACTTGAGGAGATTATTACCCAATTAGTACAAGAAAGATTACAGCTTAATGTAAAGTATCCAGTCGATGAAGTAATGTCGATTGAGATTGGTACTTCCAATGATAACAAACCTTTGGATATCTTTGCCTCACTGGATGCAATTAGTTATGTCAAGAAACCTCATGAAGTTAAGAGCAAAGACCGACAAGTGTACACCCCTTACAAACAACCCATTAATTTATTAGGTCCAGTTCCGATTGAGATAAAGAGTATGCAAGGTCGTCCTTATGAAACTCACGAACAGTTTGTCAAAGAACATGGCCGTGGCTATTTACAATGTCTGACTCAAATGATTATTGCTGATGCCAAGTATGGGATTGTAGGTATCTTATTTAATGGTAATGACTTACGTGTGTATGTAGTTACTGAAGACCCAACCTTGCGCCAAGAAATATTAGGTAAGGCCTTGGTTCTCTATGATCATTTAGAGAACGACACATGTTATCCTCCTGTTGATATTGATACCGCAGCAGCGCTGTACCCCAAGGTAGAAAAAGAAACAGTAGATGTGAGTGCAGATTATCTAACTACCATTAATGATTTAGAAACCTTATTACAAAAAAGAAATGACATAGAAAATGCAATCGCTGATCACCAGATGAAACTAATTGAAGCAGTCGGTGAAGCAGAGATTGGTATATTGGAAACTCAAACCGGAGGTCGTATTGAACTACACCGTCCGATCAGGCACTATAAAGCTCAACCTCCAAAGTATAGTGAGGCAAAAGAAGCAAGAACTGTGCGTGCTAAGACAGTCAGTATCAAGAGAATATCTGAAGACTGGTCATGAGTCCAAGAAGAAACATCCTTGCTGAGTTCACAGATGAGTTATTACTCAACTGGAATCCTGATTATCAGGAAAAAAAATATATTGCCCTTCGAGATACAGTTGTACCTCAGCTTATGGTTGCATTTAGTCGCAAAGGACACCACTCTTTCGTGTATGATTATCAAATTAAAAAAAGTAAAAACACTCTTTCCAATCATCGCACTAAAGTTTTTGGTAAATATCCTACCATGTCGATTGAAGAAGCTAGGGAAAAGGTCATTTACTTTAACACACTAGCTACAACTAAAACCTTAGATGAGATACTTGAAGTTAAGATGATAGATACAGTCGTGTATTTTATTGAAAGTGCTGAAGGGTATATTAAGATTGGTAAAAGTTCTAACTGGTGGGCAAGAGCCAAAGAGCTTACAGCATCCAGTCAGGGGCATCGGTTCATTGGGTTTCGTATTGAAGATGATGTATTCAATGAAACATCCTTGCATATCTTGTTTCGTAAGTTTCGTAAACCTAACTCAGAATACTTTGATGATACTCTCAACTACATCAAAGCCCTGATAGTAAAAGCTGTTGTGTACCATGAGCCAAAGGCTAAGATAAAACAAACATTAGAATGGTATGAAGAACAAATTTATGAAAAGGATAAACAACCCTAAGACTTCTTATGACGATTAGCAAAGTTACGAGCAGCTTCTACACTACCAAAACCCCATGCTTTTAGAGCCAGTGCCTTTCGAGTAGGTCTTCCCTTCTCGTCCTTCATAGGCCCCTTCATCCCGGCAAAGCGGGCAGCAAAACTTACCCGTCTTGGGTTAGTTCCTGACTTGACCGGTGCTTTCAAGTTTGCACCTTCAGTTCGTTTAAAGAAGGCTCTACCTTTCGCAGTTAAACCTCCCTTTGGATTCTTGTGTTCTTTACGCATAACTAAAAGTAAGTATGATTACCAATGCTGCAATGACAATATAGACTGCAATGTCATAAGTCATCCACCATTCTTCTATCTTGTTGAATAAATCATTTAGAATTTTCATTTACTACTCCCCATATATTTTTAAGAATCTGTTTGTTTTCATCCACTTGTTCTGCAATGTACTTGACTTCAACTTGTATAACTTGTAGCTGATCTTTATTAACTAATTCAGCTTGTGCTGCTTCCAGTGCATTTAAACGTTCCATACTCTCACCCCAAGCCACAGCTACTCCAACCAATGGGATGGCAATAAAACATATTGTCTTGACATCTATGTTCATCGTCTAACTAAACTGCCTCCGAAGTACAAGCCAATGATACTAGATACTACATGAGTATCTAAAGGTGTAATGACCAAGCCTTCTAGTGGTTTCCATAAGGTCATGTCCGTGCTGCTACTGAATATCCAGAATCCAGAAGATACTGCCTCGGTGTATCCGACATATACATTTAGACTAGGATCTATGAAAGGTGCAAGTTTTGGTAAAACAATGATAGCCATCACACACATGAGTGCTATCCAACGTCTAGTATTTTTAGTAAATGGATCAGATACGTTTCTTGCTTTATCAAACTGTGCTGATTGGAATCCTGCTCTAGCCATCAAAGCCTTTTGTTCTTGTGCTTTGTCTTGAGCTTTCTGAGCCATGATCGATAGCACACCACCTATGATTGTGGATGCTCCCATTGATAATAGCTCCATTGGTATACCCATCTATCCTCCCATCAATGGATTGCTCTTGATATAATCCCAAACTTTTTTAAACTCACGCTCCCACCATGTACCAAGGCCTTCTTCTATGGCATACATATCTTCTCGCAACGTACCAATCTGTTCTTTAAGATTTTTATTCTCAGCTTCCAGAGTCGCAATTCGTTGTTTCAAACCAGAGGTATCAACGGTTTTGATTTTTGCGACTTGCTTTACGGTATGGCTGATACGGGATTCTAAACTGCTCATCCACCATATTCCTCCACCGATCGCCGGAGCGATTGTCAATATCAGCGATAGTAATACTGCCGGTGATAAGGTCAATGTCTTGTTCATATATCATCTCCTGTACTAAAGACACGGTTTCTTGAATTGTAATAGTTTCTTTGATTACAGTCAATGTAACCAAACTCACCATATCTATTTGCCCAATCCTTGTATTCTTCGGAGCAGGGCTATCAGCTTTAGATACGGGTTTTCTATCCACCTTTTTACTTGCCACCTTTGGCTTTGGACTAGGCTTTGGTTCTGATGATTCTTTTTCTTCGCTTGGTTCTTCACTGGTTTCTTGAGCGATTTCTTCTTCGACTTTTTCGCTAGTGCTTTCATTCGATTCTGTTGTTTCTGCCTCAACTTCTCCTCCTCCTTCGGTGATATTTTCTTCAATTTGTACCTCCTCAACAATAGGTTCATTAATCTCAATAACGGGTTCTTCAATTACCATATCATCTATTTCAGGTAAGTCCACACTGACCAACTGAGTATCCACAGGTAAATCGATTGGCATATCTAAAATGACATCAGTAATTAATTCTGTTTCTAAATCTAAGCCTTCGATCACAGTATTTTCTATGACCTCTGGCTCAACAATAACTGGCTCAACAACCAATGGTTCTACAACCATAGGCTCAATAATAACTACAGGTGTTTCTGATATGGTTAAATTAAAATTAATGTTGTCAACGATTGGTCCATACCAACCACTCCAGTTACCGGTATCAATACCTGTAATACTAAAATCAATATTGGTATTGTCTGTAGTCCAATCAGATAAAGTTTGGGTTGATAAACTATAATCTTGAGTACCATCATTGTAATCTAGTGATTGCTCTAACACATAAGTTTCAGTCGTTTCTCCATAACTTAACTGTATGGTTGCTTGTACTTTGTCATAGTCTGTACCTTGACTACACCAAGTGTTGCTATTGGCTTCATTGTTACACCCTAGTGCTGTAAACGATACATTAATATTATCAATATCATAACCGGGATCAAGATTACTAATGGTTTGTGATATGGTTTTACCTAAGTCTGATGACCAACGCACTGACTTACATAGACCAGAAGCATCAGTACCACCTGCATAACAGTTACCGTCATGCTTTGTTTTAGTTGCATCTTCAACTGTCCAGTTGTTTAAACTGTCTGAGAAGTTGCTATTACTTAATAGGTTGTCCGTAGTTTCTGCCATCGCTGAATACATCAGCATCAGACCAACTACGGTTGATAGTACCATCTTCATTGATTCTTCCTATACGTTTATATTCTGTGATTGCATCTTTACCAATCAGTCCTCTGATAGGGCAAGGACTACCTGAATTAAACATTGCTAAAAATACTCTTGGGTCTTCACAGAGAATGCTAGTGGCTGCCACAGAAAGCGAAAGAGCTTTGAGTTGTCTACTGAGTTTAATGCGTTCACATGTCTTATCAACGACATGTGTACCAAAACTACCTGAAAAGATACCTGTACCAATCGCACCTGAACGAGTCACCACACACACATCTGAACCTGACCCTATGGATAATGAAGGTGAGATTGCAGATGGTGGTGGTTGGTCTTCATACTTGATTGTGGTTTCTGCTGCATACACAATCGGAGTAAGCATGGTGCCTACTAATAATAAGATAAATAAATATATCCACTCTCTCATAATTTTTTGGTATAGATAATACCTCTGTATACAAAAGTAATTTTCATGCGTACCTCCTACGAAAAAGTTTTGGTTGACCTTTTCACGCATGGTCTATGCTAATCTGCTTCAGCTATGGTATTGCCTGCTGCTACCCATTCTAATATTGCTTGGTAGTGTCTGTTCGCCGTATCTATTGGAACTGACCAAGTTTTTCCATCAATAACAACTTCAATAGATGTGTTTGTATCTGTTGCTACGTCTTTATAATATTTTGCTGATGTAATTTCCATTATAACTCCGATTCAAATGCTATTTGAGCCGATGCACTTCCTGTTGCTATAACTCCACCATGACCTTGTGTGCCTGACACATTTGTTGTGAAGTCTAATCCTGCACAAGTTGTACTTGCTCTTACTAATGCAAAGTCATCACAAGCATCAGCAGTATTGTTTGCAAGTATATTATAAAAATTACTTCCTACTTCTTTATCTATTGATGGTGATGACCTCATGGTTACAGGGAAAGGTATATTCGTAGCAAATAAATTAGCATTGTAATATCCACCTGCTCCAAAGTTTTTACTGTTCTCATTGACTAACATAAAGTAATACCTCTGACATCTAGCTAAACTATCACTAAACGATTCATGTTGAAACTCAGGTATGGTGTCTGAATTATACTCGCCTATTTCCATTTGTATGCCAGTAATTAATATATTGTTAGCTGTGCTATCGCTACAATTTACTTGACCAACAGCTTGATTAGCTGCTGTGTAATTTTCCCATGCAGTCGCAGCACTGCCACTAGAATAATTTGAACCTGCGGCAAACCAAAATTGTAAATTCATGCCATGAGTATTATCTGTACCCATTACATCTCCCCCTGTATCAGCAGGAAAATTAACAACAATTTTTTGCCAAGTATTAGCTGAACTAATAGTATAAGTCTGCATACAATAACGATTGGTTGAACTGTTTGCATCATAAAGTCCTACAACATGAGTTCCTGTTTTAGGTGATTTCACCCATGCAGCAACAGTAACAATTTCAGCATTTGATGTACCTTTTTTAATGACTTGCATATCTTGTTTTTCAAAACGAATATTTAAAAATATAAAATCCCCAGCATCTAAACTTGCATTTGCAGATGTACAATCCATTTTTAATGATTTACCAAAACCATAACCTGATGGAACATCTGTATCTTGTGTAATAGTCCAAGTACCAGCACCACTCATTCTGACATACATTCTGTCTAATGTATAAGCAGAGCCAGTATGCCCAGCAAATGATGTACCTCTTTGAGCTACCTGCATATCACCATTAATAATTAACGGTTTAGGGCTTTGTCTTCTATTGGTTGATAACTCTCTACTTATGCTCATATTATTCTCCTAACCTACTGTTCTGGTTCTAAAATTAATTTACCATCTGAATCTGTCAAAGCAGTATCTCTCATAAATTGATCTTGTCTTTCACCTACTACCATCCATGAGATAGTGTCTGTGCAAGTATTATCTTGTGCAGTAATCGTTAAGACATTACCTGATACCGAGCCTTTGACTGCTACCCAACCAGTTTCATTACTTGTAAAACATTGTACATCTGTATTTAATGCAACGAATGTACCATCTGTCATACCAACTGTTGTATCTATATTAACACTAGCAGTTCCACCAACTAAATCAACTTTACCTCGATAAATTAAATCAGCTTGTGGTCCTTCAATAAAAGAATGAACTAAATAATGTGAGCTATTTTTACTTTCTAATGGGTGTGGAATTTTAAATGAACCAGCACTTTTAGAAAGTGTTCCAGCAATATTGACATCACCAACACCTTTTGGTACTAATTTTATACCAATATTAGTATCACTTCCTACACCTTCTATTAATACAGGATTGTTTGTGGTAGATCCAACAACCCTTACATGGTTTACTGCACTCGCTGTGCAAAAAATATCCATTTGCGTTGCACTAGCACCTTCAAACTTAATAGTAGTAGCATTTCCACCAGCATTACTTAATTTAAGATTACTACTAGCATCACCTTCTAGTGTTTCGTTGCCTGTGCTTCCAAAATGAAAAGTACCAGTTGATTGCATTTTAAATCTTTCGGTGCCAGAAACTTTAAAATCTATTCGGTCATCAGTATCGGCTTGTATACTGGTATCACCATCGGCATCTAATATTAATTCTGTACCATTCATATCAATGTTAGAGCCTGTTTGTACTTCAAAGGTATTTGCCTTAAATGAAAAATCATCTGATCCACCAATCTTAATATCTATCTGGTCGTCAGTATCTGCGGTAAGAGAAGTATCACCGTCTGCATCTAGTATAAGTTCAGCACCATTTAAGTCTGTGGCAGTTATATTAGAAGCACTGAAGGCAATAATTACAACTTCATCACTAGCTGCTGCACCAGAATCCAGTACAACAGATGTGCCATTAGTTGCAGTATAGTCAGATTCCAATAACATCTGCCCATTAAGGAAAACCATAATTTTACCTGATGTATAGGCAAGAGTATCCCCATCTGCATCAGCACCGCTAAAAGTTGTTTGTGCTGCCGTTGCAATATATTTAAAAGTGTCAATGATAGCACTACTACCACCACCTAATATCTCACCACCGTCTACTTTTTTCAGTTGTCCATCTGTGGCATCAAGAAACATTAAATGATCGCCACTGGCTAAAGTAGTATCTACTAATCCACTTATGACACTAGGATCAAGATGTTCTTCTGAAATAGCATCGTCTGCGATTTTAGTTGCATCGATTGCATCAGCAGCAATTTTTGCAGTCGTAACTTGTAAGTCTGCAATGTGTGCTGTATCAATACTGCCATCGGTATAATGTTCTGAATCAACTGCATCGTCTGCCAGTTTTGCACCTGTAATTGCATCTGCTGCAATTTTAGCAGTGGTTACTTGCAGATCACCAATATGAGCTGTATCAATAGAGCCATCTACATAGTGTTCAGAATCTATTGAATCGTCTGCAATCTTAGCATTAGTCACTGCATCAGCATTTATCTTAGCTGTGGTAATTGCATTATTGGCTATAGTCAAGGCTCCACTATCAGCAAGCGTTGCATCACCCGATACCACATTGTCAATCCATTTAGATGTGCCTGTATCGTATAAAAGTAAAGCTCCATCGGCTGCTGATGTGACATTAACATTTCCAATATCATTTAAAACATCAGGTGAGCTAGAGTCTACATAGGCTTTGACTGACTGTTGTGTAGGAATCAAAGTTGCAGAATTACTGGACATATCGTCTTCATCTACAAATGCTGTAACGGTAATTGCACCATCGGTCAAAGACCCAAAACTAATTGTGCCTGAGGTAGTGATGGCTGAGGAACCATTATTAATAGACCCAAAGCCTGAAGTAATACTACCTGAATTCAACGCACCGACTGTCGTAATGTTTGAAGTTGTGTCTAGTGCAGATTCAATGTAGGTTTCAAAATCTGTTAAGGCAACCTGTTTCATTACCCCACCATCATTAACTACAATACGGTCAGCATCAGCTAATGTGGTTGATGTGGCTGCTGTATCGCCGTCCATAATATTAAGTTCGGCTGTGGTTGCAGTACAACCATCAAGTATATTGAGTTCAGCAGAACTTGCAGTAATTCCTGAAAGCTCAAAGGTAGTAACCTCTGGGTTTCCTGTGCTTGAATTAAACTGCAATAACTTACCTAAACGGTCAGCTTTTGCAGGTATGGTCATATCAGTGGTTCCTGATATACCTTCGGTTACTGGAGCTTTTAGATTACGACTGTTTTCCTCTGATAACTGCTGTGCAAATATCACCAGAGAATCTAAATCTGTGTTCAAGGCAGATGCTGTCAGTGATCCTGATGTTACAAAGTCTGTGGTACGAGCTAATGCCCTTGCCCCGACTAGGGTTATGGTATCACTACTTGATGCTGCACTAGATAAGGTAACACTACCTTGTCCAGTTGATGCTGATAATGTAACGGTATAATCACTGGTTTCAGTGAGTTTAGTCGTGTTTTGATAAACCGCTATATCACTGGTTGCAAGACACGCAAACGTAAATGCGTAAGGTCCTGTACCTGCACTTCCTGTGTATACAGCACGTCTGGTTACTGCTGCTATGCTATAGTCTGCCATTCCTTGGCTCCTCCTCAATCCTTGAGTTAATTAATTATAATCCTTACTCGTGCATTTTCCAATCTAAAAGTTGTATCTTTGGCGCACGTTTAAATTTAAAGGAATCACGGTCTATAAAGAACGATCTGCCTTCTTTTTTCAATCTTTTCTCTATTCTACGCTTTCTCTCATCATACTTAGGGTCTAGTGATTTACGCATATTATCAAATATCAGCCTATCCGTGGCTGCTCTGGTGTACCATAAATTATTATATGGGGTATACCTATCTAGGAAAGTGATTGCATTAGGCACTAATCTATCGGTGCTATCTTTATTTCGATATAAAGCATCTTGAAATTGTTTTAAACCTAACAATCCTATAGTATCATTAGCCAATCCAAACACTGGGCCTAATGCTGCACCAATCGGTGTCTGTCCATAACGAGTGGTATCGTGTAAGAACAAATCTCCAAAGATACCAAGACCCCCACCATACATTATCCCCATTGATAATGTTTTTGGATTCATCGTTGTAGTGTCTTCACCTTGTGCTAGATTTCTTGCGTTCATAATTAAGTAACCTGCAATGCTTGTCATGATCAGTCCTTGTAAGGGATAGATATAGCGCATGTGTCCGGGATGTTTAGCCATAGTGTTAATAGCACGAGCGCCTTGAGTATACAAAATAGTCATAGGAAAGTTTTTAAATAAAAATACATTTCTTAAAACCTCTCCACCAACTGTCCCCGGCTGATAACCTTGCATCATATCAGCACGACTACGAGCCATATATGATGGTACGGCTGTTTCAGTTTCACTAAACATGTAGGTATAAAATTTTTGTCTAATGTTTGGGTCTTCAATATCAGCAACCCTTAGATAAGTCACCTTAGTATCATTGACTGACTTATATAAAGGAACTTTAGCTAACGCCTCATGGTCAGCTTTAGTAATACCATAACGTTGATACATAAATTTGATGTTGTCATCTAAACTATCAAATGATTTATTAGCAATATTTTTAAGGTGAAATTGAAACTCATACTTGAACGCTGTACGCCCTGCAATCGTACCCGGTTGTAATAAACTAATCTTCATCAAGTTTTGTGCCATCCATGAAAATGGACCATTGCCTAAGACTTCACCGTGAATACGAGTGTTTGCTCTGATTTCTTCTGCAATCTCCATACCTACGACACGAGCTTCACGAGCAATATCTTTGTTACCGGCCATAAACTTAACATAATTATTTATGGTGTTTTTAGCAGGCATACCATTAATCGAGCGAGTAATATAGCCATAGGATAAATCAGCAAGAGAGGCTAGGTACGCACTACCTAATTGTGCGGTAACTAATAAGGCTCTCATCTCACGTCCAAAGGTAGACCAGTTATGATTTTGTGGTACGTTGTCTGTGCCACGAATATGATCAAATAAACGGTCAAATGCACCACTTTCCCTTCTACGTCCTAATACTCGTGCATCAAAATCTTGAGCAAATTTAAGAATACCTTTAGAATTTTTGATGACATCTGGTCCAAAAACTTTCATTAAGGCAATATCATTACTCATGTGATTAAAATATTTAGATAACGAATGGACTGGATTTTCACCATATTCTTTAGCATAAGCTAAATAATTGTCTGCACTTGAGAATATTAAATAACGCATTTGATCATCACGAGTTTTTATGCTTGCTGTATCTGACAAACTTTTAAAAGGTTCTCTTGCACTACCTAAACTAATGTCTTCATGTATTTCTTTTAAAATTCTACGCATTTCTAACTGACCTGCTTCATTTAAACTGTTGTCAGCATTTAAGAATTTTTTGTCCATCCCAAAATTTTGTGCTGTTCGTTCAGTGTCCAGTTTAGGTAAAATAAAATCTACCCAATCTTCATCAAACACTTTGCCAACTTTTATTTGATTGTGTGCTTGTGGAAAATAATTATTGAGTTTTGCAATATTGCTACCGTAATGATTTTTTAAGGTACGAGCATCTTCTAAAGCAAGAGCAAAACGTTTAGCAATCAAGCCTGCCATCTCATCTCCGGTTGCCTCACCATACATTTCACGCACAATATTATCCATATCGTGTTCGTCCATTTTATTCCATTTAACTTTATGTAACTTAGGATCATCTAATCGGTTCATAAAGTCTTGAAAGATTGCACGTTGAGTTGATGATACATTTCCCGGCATAACATTTCTGGAAAAAGATATTTCTAAAAAGTCAGTTGCTAATTTTTGCATAGACATGTAACGACCAATATTAGTTTTCTCGTTTTTAACTTTTTGCTCAAGCAGTTGCGATATCAAACGTACACGAGCATTATCGTTAAGTAATTGTTGTCTTCTTGCTTCTGCATCTTTTGGTAAATTAGCTTTGTATTTTTTAGAATCATCTACTCCAAGCTCACGAAATCTATCTTTGACAAACTTAGCATCTAGTTTAGACAGTTTAACTTTGCCTTGTTTTAAGACTTCATTGAAATCATTTTGAGCTTTGGTTGCATTTTTAAAAATATCGTCTTCTGCAATGTCATCAACCTTTAATGCCCACTCACCCACTTCATCATCCCAATTCAAATGTTTTTGACTGACTACTGAGTTATGGACTTCTACATGATAATTATGGTGATCCATAATACCATTTAAATTTCTCCTTTGCTTTTTAGTAAATTTTACGTTGTATGCTGTTGTAATGTCATCAATCGCTTTGTCAACATTTTCTATGCCTTGGATTGGTTGATAATCTTTTCTAACATAATTTTTACTAAATTGCATATTATCTGAGGCTTGCGCTATTTTTTTAACATGTTCAATTACTTGCTTAGGGGTCAACTGTTCAACTGGCCCTTGCATAATAGTTGATGTTTTATGATACGCATCATCAATTAAATCTAATGTCTTAGCATCACCGTTAAATATTCTTTTGAGTAAGACCCTACCAAGTTCTCCAGTCGCTCCAATGCCACCGCCAAGTATTGCACCGGCTGCCCATGAATATAACAAACGAGTGTCTAATTCTTCTTGAGTAAGGTTTAACGTATCTGGATTAATGCCTACTTCAATTAAATCTTGCCTAACTTCTTCGTTTTGTAAAGTCAAATCTAATTTCTTGATAAGTTCTCGGCTTTTACTTTGTTGTGTAGATTCAATTATAAAATTACCAATCATGCCTTCTCCGGCCCATGCTGCAATCCTTGCCCCTGCTGTAGGAAGCAAACCAAAACCTGATGTAACAACAGGAATAGAAAGAAGATACATTAACATTGGTGTATCTTTAAATTGTGCAGTAATACTTCCTGCCATGTCTGCACCCCAAGATGCGTAATCAGATTGATCATAAAATTTCTTAGCAACAATACGATTAATGGTGCGACCATCTTTTATCTTTTGTAGTTCTTTTTCACTACCGGGTAATAAACCTAAGTCAGCATCCTTTGGATTTTCCATTCGAGCTTGTTGCATCAGATTATATAAAGCACTTTTATTTCTTTCGTACTGATTGGGTGGACTGATATCAATACCAAATAAAGTTGTTTCTAAGGATGTATGAGGTGCCTCTACGTCATAACCCAAACCATTAAGTTTTTCAACCATATCTTCAAAGATACGATGTTCAAGGTCTACATCATAATCGTAGGTAAACAGTTCTTCATATCGTTTAGATATGTCAAATGCTTCTTTTGTTGAATAAGGAATCTCTGCTTTACCGGCTACATTAAAAACATCATTTTCTTTATTAAATATCATTGTACTCGTCTTAATCTAATTATGCGTTCACGATCACTTACTTGCGTTTTATCACCTAAAACTTTAGTCACTGGACCACGTACTGTAGCAGCCCCAGTTGCTTTTACACCACGAATAGTAAATGCTTCTTCAGTTTCTGTAGATGTTCCCGCAGGTATATTTAACTGAGCAAACTCATTTGCACCTTGTTCAATGTTATATAAGATTGGCATATTATCATCAAAACGTAATATGTTACCTTGTCCATCTACAGCCACCGCATACCCTGATACATTCACCGGTAATTTATCAGCAAAAAAATCACTAGCTTGGGCATTTCTAAATGTAAAGTTTTGCCTTAGTTTGTTTGCAGTTAATGCTACACGATCTTTACCTGCTCCTTTACCTGCGATGTATTGATCTGTTGCCATTAAGGCATAACCTTGAGGTTGTGTACCATCGTTTACAAAAGTAAAGTCTGAAGTCATACGATATTGATATAAACCTAAAGTCGAATTAGTCACATAATTTTTCCAATCTTCAATGTCTTGTCCATTAATTCTTGCATTTGGTGGTACATTAACTTGATCTAAATAATAGTTGCCAATAAATCCATTGGTGCGCTCACCTTGACTATCATCGTTACCTGCAAATAAATTAACGATTTTTAATATTTCTTCCTCTGTAACACCTGATATTGGCGTTGCACCAAGCTCACCTTTAAAATATAAGTCTACAGCATCTTTTATGGCTGTTTTAAAAGTAGGCCTATCTGCACCATAAAATACACCGGGAGGTAATGCTTGTTCTAACGCTGCATCAAAGGCATCACTTCTGGCATTTGTTTCATCCGTTGATAATTTGTTTGTTGCATCAAAATCAATACCTGCCCCAATTTGGGTAACATAATCATTTTCTGTTGATACCTTATTGACTTCTCTAGCAATTACAAAACTACGCACCAGTTTTCTTTTATCAGTTGGTAATTTTGTCATCAAATCACGATATAAAATATCTTCTACTTGAGGCCCACCGGTATTAATAAATTTAGTTACATAATTAAATAATTCTTCTGGTTTTTTTTCATTTAAAGCACTAACAAAATCATCAGCATCTTTTTGTGAAATTACAGAATAACCTGTTTGTAAACGCATAGTTAAAGTATTTAGGTTAATCTCACCCCCAAACACCATTTGTTCTGGCATATCATTTTCTCTAGCAAAAAAACCTGCTTCATCAAGATTAAATTGATTTTTACGTTCTAAATAATAAGCACGCATAGCATCTTTATATTTAAAAACATCTTGTAAATTGACTGACTCTGTAGCAACATCAGTAATAATTGTAACCATGTCATTTAACATATCCTCTGACAATGGTGTGTTTCTAATAACTAAGTTATCTAACATATTATAAACGCCTATTACGTTAGCACTATACGTTTTTGTTTCATCTTTTTGTCGATCATTAAAATTTTTTGTACCTCTAGTTTCTGCAAGGTTTGATGCTGAAAACAAATCTTTACCTTTATAAATATTAATCGTATTTTGAGCATCCCTTACTACAGCTAATACATCAGTGTTAGGATTAGTAGGTAAAGTATTAGCAAATTCATTTAAACCATCTTCAAATTTTTTTAACTGCAAAGGAGTTGGGCGATTGCTTACAAACATTTTTGCTTGAGCTTGAAAACGTTTAGCTGTATTTAAGTTTATTGTAAGCGTAATTTTGTTTTGTAATCCTTGTTGACTAGCAATAAATTCTTTGTTGCTCTCCATAACATCATTAAATTTTTGTATATCAACTTCAGTATTAAATCTTCCATAGTTTGCCGCAGCATTTAAAATATCTTTTTGGATTGCTGCGTTATGTGCTTTTTGAGTTGTAGTAATACGATTACTTGCATATTGTGTTACACGAGAACGTATGCCACCGGCTACACTTTCTTGTATTTCAAGCTCTAATGTTGGTGAATTAAGACCATTATCTCTTAAATTTTTAAGTTTGGTCTGAATTAAGTTTTTTAACTGTGCTTGATATGTCGTACTGTCTAAGTTTTCAGCAATAGCATCTGCTTCGATCTGCTCTGCTTCTAAACTTATTTCGTCTAGTGTTTTGTTTTTAAGATTAACAAATGCATACTTACGACTAAGCTCATCTTCTAAAGTTAAAAAACCTTCTTCAGTATTAGCAATAATTTCTTGTGCATCAGTTTCTTGCGCACGTTTTGCTGCTCTACGTTCTGCTTGTTGTTGAGCTTGACCAATGGCAAACTTTTTCATTACCTCAATACTGCCACTAATACTCTGGGTTAAGTTAGTTTGCGCACGAGATATCGCTGACTTATCTGTTACTACAGGTCCAAATGATTGCCCTATGTCTTGTAAGTAACGTTTTCTAGTATATCGTTCTGCCATTTATCCACCTAAATATTTAAATTGGTAATAACCCGTAGCAGCAGTTCCTATAGCTCCAAAGATTGCTGCTTGACGATTAGCTTTGGCTGCTGCACGATCCATGTCAGCCTGAGCATAAGTGCCTGCCATAAGGTTAGAAACACCGGCTTGTGTTTTCTTTATTCGTAGTTGTTCTTCTGTACGAATAATACTTAAATCTTCAGATAAATCTGCAAGAATATTATTGGTCATGACACCTTTGTAAGCCGTTAAAGGACTGGCCATAATCGTTGCTATATCACGATTAGCAGCTTTTAAACGTTCACGTTTTTCTTGTGCCAGTCTTAGTCGATCAGCTTCTAAACTAATCTCTGCTTCAGCTTTCTCAAACTCAGCTCTTTTGCGTTGCTCACGAATATTACGTTCTGCAAGATCTGCTTGAAAACGAGCATTTTGTATTTGACCTATTGCTTGTACTGCTGTTGCAGCAGCCACTGCTTTTGCTGCATATTGTACTGCCATTTATCCTCCTGTACTTACTTTATAATCCATACCCAATAAGTGTAATTTTAAGGGTGCAGATTGTCCAATCGTTATTTGTCCTGTTAGGCTATAGCCTAGTATACCATGTAATGTCTTTGTACCGGTAAACTCAGGGACAGCTACATCTAAGTTAGATGTACCAAAAGTACGTATCGGTATGTTATTGCCATTAATGGTTAAATTTTGTGTTTCATTCAAAAACGCATTGACTTCTAACACACGTTTTTTAAATCCTTTTAGACTTGCATATCCTTGTATGCCCGGTTCAATCGGTAGTGTTTTAATCGTCACTGTGTAGTCAAGGCCTGCTTGATAAGAAGTAGACGTTGCACTAGCAAAGGTGATTGCACTAGATCCTGCTGTGACATCCGCTTGCATTACTCCATCACCAATCACTTTGACTGTTTTCTGGTTAAGATGTCCTGAGCTATGGCTTGATGCTGCCCCACCAGATACCCCACTGTCCAAGGTAAATGCTTCATCAAAGAGTTCAATATAGTATTTATTGACGCTGTTAATAGTACGTTTGACAGCAACATACTGATCACTAACCACCGTTGCTACATTTAAAAAATCACCATCTGTTGTAAATTTTGTTGCTGCTACAATGTTTTGATCTTTAAGTAAAGTGTAAACCGCACAACTGGCATCATTATTGACTACCACTAAACGATCACCTTCGTCAGTAGACGTTGCCCTTCGTATAGACATGTCAACAGGCGTGTTCAGTAAATGACTTGACAAGAGTGATATTTGTGAAGTTAAGTAACCATCACCACCACGATCATAAATAAATTCATTCAAGGCCTTACCTTGACGTTGCACATAAATCGTACTACCGGTAATGTTTTGCACTCGTATATTTTCTTTACTGCCATGACTCGACTGAATCTTAGCGATAAAGTTTGTTGGTGTCAGTGGATCACTAAAGTCTTGAGGTGCAAAAAATTCACCACCTGTAGTAAAGATTTGTAAGTAGTTTGCACTTAACACATCGGTAATCGTGTTGAGTTGATTGGTGTCTAGGGTAGCAGTAAAACCATCATCATCCAAACCTTCGCCGGGGTTAAAATCAAAAAAAGCATTTACCCTTGATGCAAAAATAGTTGATGGTCTTGACTTGCTACCTCCGAAATATAACCGTCCTTGGTGAAAAGTAGCCGTCCTTGGATATCCTCTACTACCGCTAAACGTATCTTCATACCCTGTTTCATGTTCCCAATCTGAGTTAGCCAGTGCATCTGTGTTAAAAAATGGTATTTCAACTAATGCTTGTGCAACCGATGCAGAATCGACTGCCACAATTCTTGCTCGTCCAAATTGATTAGAACCAATGACATTCACATAACTGCCAACATCATCGGATGCCCAATAACTATGCTGTGTGGTTAAAGTAATTTTACCTTCTGTACCACTAGGGGTAAGTGTACCTGCACTAGATGTATTCTCTATCGTTAGCGTAAATGCGTGCTGTGGATTAAAAACAAAAGTCACATCAGTAATCGTCCATGCAGTATCAGAAGTACGAGTAATTTTTTTAGGCACCATATCTTCTTGTACGACAATTAAGGTATCAGCACTTTGTACCCAACACATTTCAGATAATTGTGCAGAAGTGATGGTGGTCGTTAAGTAATCATTACCACTGCCTGCAATGTTGGTTTGTAGTACACCATTTTTTATGACGTACATACGTAGATTAGTAAATGCTAATAAATAAGCATCAGAAGTATTAAATTCAAACGATACTAAACGTATGCCATTTTCAGGACTGCCACCCAGTTCGGTAATATATTTTAAACCGGGTCTACGTTTGACACCACCTTGAGGTAAGACCACAACATTGAGTGCTGTTGTTAGTCCTGCATCATAGGCTTTGATATCATCACGAGCAATGAGTTTGGGGTCTAGTTCACCAGAAGTAAAACTATTTTGGATATCAATAACCCTTGACATTATCGTACCTCAATTAAATCAAATGAGTTGTTACCTAATGTTTGCGCTCGTTGTCCTTGTGCATCAGCTTGTGTGCATTGTCTAAATAGACCACCTCTACCATTTTCAGCAGGGCTGCCGTAAGTTAATGATCTAAAATAATCTGCCTTTTGAATTTGATCCGTCAATGGTTCAGCAAAGTCTGCTGCTAGTGCATGACGAAGCATGTAAACAAAAAACTCTGGAAATCTTGATTCATCAACATCGGCTACATAATCTATATAAACAGTATCATAGTCAGTCAATAATCGTTGCTGATCAATGTAGTACAACTCAAATTCTGTTTGTGGTAAAGCACCTGCGGTTGATGTTTGAAATACAGCTTTTGGTGTACCAATCATATCAGCCGGAAGTGCATAAGCATACTCCCATTCAGTTACAGGTGTGTCACTAATCCTTGCAAGTTGCACTTTTACTTTAGCAAAAGACCAAGGATAGATAGATAAAATATACTTTTTTAAGTCATCGTAGAGTCGGTCACAAATCTTTGCTGAGTCTGTACCTTCAGTAAATGAGGTCATCTCAGCCGCACCTAACATTAAAAGGGCATCATTACATATTGTTAATTTTGTATCTCCGACTGCCATACCATCTCCTTAAAAAAGTATGCCCTGCCGAAACAGGGCAACTTTGTTTAGTCAGAATCAGAAACTGCTCCGATTGTTGTACCATCACTGATGTCAACGACACCAGATGCATTTGATACCACAATGTGCATTGTTACTGTTCTTGTTCCGCCGGTTGAACCGTGGACCATAATCATATCACCTACTTTCAAAGTATCTGAAAGAGTGTTGAAGTAGCCACTAGCATCAACGGCAGTGTGTGCATCGGTAGTTGTGTAGACATATAATGCAGGTAAATCTCCTGCTCTACCTTGTCCTGCTAACGCACCGAATCCATCAGTTGAATAAGCCATTAGTTACCTCCTATGATTCACGACATGTGATTTCAACAATACCGTTGGTATCAATACCAACAGCCCCAGCAGAAAACATTGAGTTTACTAAGAACGATGCTTTTTCAGCAATGTAGTTAATCTCTGTTTTCTTATCCATGTTCATAGCAAGCCCTGTTGAGCTTTGATGCCATGCTAAACATGTTCTGTCAGACGAACCATCAATAGCAAGCCCACCTTCATCTCTATCACCGATAGCAATGAATTTGAACCCTAAGAATGAATCAACAGTACCTTGAGCTAATGCTTTAGTGGTGTTGACATCAATAGTTTTCACATCGCTGTCGTCTAGGAAAGCTGCCATGTTGTTTGAATGACATAAGAAAAAACGACCTTCAGCAGGTACGTTCTTTTGATCCATTAACTTTTTAGCTTCTAATACTTTATCAACGTTTAAGTTAGTGTTAGAGCCACCAATCGAGTTGGCTACAGTTAATGATGTGCCTGCTCCATCAATCGCATCGATTACGAGTTGGTCCATTCTACGACCAATCGCCATTGATAAAGCTTTTACAAGTTCTGCTCTTTCGTCAAAGAGTACCTTGCCGCTTGTAAATATATCTGAATATTCAGCAGCATTGTAATCCGACATAGTAGCGGTTACTTGTGAGTGTGCTAAGTTTAACGGTGTTACATCAGATTGTGGAATATGTAAGTTCGCTACACCTGAACCTAACTTGTTAAACTTATATGTGTTACCTTGTACGCCTGCTCTCTCCCTTACAGTACCTGCTAATACACGATCAGACTGGTATGCTTGTTTGACCTCGGCATCAAATATGGTAACAAAACTTGAGCTAATACTTGTACTCATAATATCTCCATATAAAGTTAAGTTATTAACGCCACGAAGTTGTCCATGTGGGCTTCAGACTTGTAGGTTGTGCCTACCACACCTCATTCGAGAGCAAGGGCAGAGTTACACTGTTATCCTTAGTGTATATTCTATAATTAAAATACAAGTAATTACAAGCTAAATTATATAGTCTGTGTTAGGGTCATCAGGGAATCTAACTTTAAACCATTTTTGTACTTTGTTTCGATATGCAGGATCTTCTTTATATTCTTTAGTTCCAACCATAGCATACAATTCATCTTTAGTTGGGACACCTTCCATTGATGGTTCAGCTACAGGTATTTGTGCTTCTCCATAAAAACGTCTAAGTTTTTGTAATGCTCTCACACCTGCTGCAGTACCGGCTGCGGTCTTAAATGCCTCTAATTCTTCTTCGTTAAAGACACCTTTGTTGAGTAAACCGTTTGCCCAGTTAGCTGTTGATTTAATGATTTGGTCTGCATCTGGCCCAAGTTTATCTTTTTCAGCTTGTACATCAACTTTAAATTGTTCTAGCGATGATGTTTCCATCTCAATATAATCTTTAGCTAAGGCTTCAAAAGCACTTTGGCTCACGCCATGCTCTTTTGCCCAACTGCTAAAACGTGCCATAAGAGGGTCATCTTGTGGTATACCAGATTGCTCTGCAAATGAGATATCATATTCTTCAGGTACTTTATGTTTGCCTTGTGAAAAGTTTTTCTCCATTTCACGATATGACTTGACTAAGCCTTCTACATCAGGTCCATCTTCATCATTCCAAAACTTCTCAGGAAAATACTCAGGTCTAACAAACTCAGTATCTTCGTCTTCACTTGCAATGGCGGTATTGACTTCTTCTGGATCTTTAGCAAAAACATCCTCAATGACTTCTGGGTGTTCTTCTTTGGCTTCAGCTTCGGCAGCTTGTACCTCTTTAATTCCTTCGTCTAATAAACCTTCATTCTCTACTGCTTGATTTTCTTCACTCATCCTCTTGCCCTCGCTATACGTTTTTCGATTTCTCTAATTAATGAATTTTGTCCTTCACGACAAAACCCATAGCTTGCTTCTTCACCGGGAATAAATGCCGGTTGTTCTATTGTAATCGCTCGTAAATGTTTTAACACCTTCTGTCCATCATCAGTATTAAATACTCTAGCGTACAAACGATTCAATTCAGTTACGTTAATATATTCTTTATGTTCGACTGCTTGTTCATCAAGCAAAGTTAATTCATCCCAACTCATACACCCTCCGTTTGTTCAGCAAGCTGTGTAGCAGCCTCCTGAGTTTGTTGTAGTATTTCAGCACGCTCTTGTGCGCTGTTAATTAAGTTTACAGGTATACCAAGTTTATCTGCAATATAATCTGCAATCTCTCCAATCTTCAATACACTAGCACCCTCTGGACCTAGCTGTCCAATAAGTTGTGCATACTGAATTAAGTTACTAATATCACTGCTGTTTTGTGACATGGCAATCGGACTCACTGGTTTAATACGTATTTCAAGCCCATTGACTTTAAGTGGTAATTCAATCAAGCCTTGTCGATTCATAATCTGCAAGGTGCGTTGCACAATCGGTTGCATTGTTTCTGTAATCAAACGCCCAAACGCACTACCTAAGTTCTGTGCCAGTTCTTGAATACGTTGTTGTATCTCAGTTGCACTACGAGCTGACATATCATCTCTTGGAATAGACTCATCCAGTAATATCTTTTTAATCGACATCTGTAATTGATCAATCACAATCTGTGATAACTGTGGATCACCACTACGAGGCAACGGTCTTAGACTTTCTCCTTGTGGTCCACCATTACGAGCTACCGGTATAATCGCACCGGGCTTGAGTGCCACCGTGTTTGGATTAAGTACCCCATCGTCAGCAGCCGTATATACACCTGCAATCGATAGTGATGCGTTTTTCAATAATAATTCTTTAGTTTTATTTAAGGTTTTGATATCAGGTATCGCAACGGTCAATGGTCCACGACCATAAACTTCACCGGCTGCTTTCATGTATCTAGATATTACCCAAGGTGAATATTCAAGTACACGATCTACTACTTTAAATTTTTCCTGTTCATGAATAATACAGTAGTAATAACGCCCTGTATCTAAATCTTTGATCGTAGCTTCTAAGAAATCAATCTCCTCAATCGGATGATCTTTAACTTTACGTTCTAATGTTTGACTGAGTTTTGCATCTGGAAACTGTACTTGGATTTGTTCTGCTTTCAATCGTAATCTACGATAGACATTCTCAACTTTACCGTGTGCGCCTTCTTCAAAACAAACTAAATACATTGGAATTGAAGTAAAGCGAATAGGCGTTAGCTCATCACCTTCTTGGATTAACATCACGCCTGTGCCTACAGCAAGGTCAAGTAAGAACTCACCCATTGCTAAATCAAAATTAGAAGTACGAATCACTGTAAACATCTTATCTAAATAATCATCTAAGATACCTTGCACCGCTTGACGATCTTCTTCAGGAATTTCGTTGCCCGGTTCTAATCGACACCAGTTAGTATGCGGTGGAAACAAACCTGATTGTATTCGATTAGCAAATCGTTGCGTTGAACTGATTGCTGTACTGTCAAACACATCTGCCATTTTGTTTTGACCAACCGTCTTACCTTCAAAGTAGCCTTCATATAAGTTACGGTTCGGCAAAGCAAAACGATAACAGTCTTCATAGACTGATTCCCATTGTTCTTTGCGTGCTTTTGCTGCGCTAAAACGTTTTATAATTTGTTGTACTGATATTTTTGCCATTAAAATTTCTTCCTAAAACTTGCTTTGATTGTGTCTTTTTCGCCTTGTCTAAACATCTCTGCACTAAAACCACCATTACGATATTTTAGTCCATATCTAACATCAGGTTCTTCAAATCTTTGATCTTCAGAAATCATAGCCTCTGCCTGTGCTTCTACAATACCAAACTTTGTTGTTGCTCCAATACTTGATGTAACACGATTCCAAGGCCCACCAAGTTCTTCTAAGTTAAGATCACCATAAATATCTTTTAAAAACTTATCACGTTGGTCAAGATTAGAATTTGACATAACATCCATAAAAGCATCTTGACTCCCTTGGTCTGCAAAACTCATTTGTGCAAATCTACTTTGCGATGAGCTATCTTTAAAATTTATTAGTTCACCAATTTTTTGACTGGTAATTTCCATTCTATTTTTGATACCATCTAAAGTAGTTGTTCTGTATTCTTTATTGTTTAAAAATTCTTGAGCAGCTTCTTCATACTTCCCTTCATTAATTAACTTAATAGTGTTTGGACTGCCTGATAAACCACCACGATACCAAGATGCAAACAAATCAACTCTTATGTCTTCTGGAAAAGAATCAAAATCTTTAATAGCTTTTCGTATCGCTGTTAACCTTTCGGTAACATCTTTGTCAAGCAATGCTTCTGCTTGTGCTTCAGTTATAGTTTGTCCTTCTTTTACATCAGGACCATAATGACCATACCCAATCGTGTAATATTTTTCATAATCTACATCTCCGGGTTTTGCGTTAGGGGCAGGTTTATAAGCTAAAAGTTCTTTACCTTCTTTTTCCCTAATAAATTTTTTATATTCTTCGTTAGCCACTTTTCTTTCCCAGTAAATCTTTATCAGCTTTTCTTGCACCACCTTTACCGGTAACAAAAGATCGTACTCGGCCCATCGCCCAAGCATGAGCGCTAACACCACGACTGCCACTAGAATAATACGCACCTAAACCTCGCTTGTAGACTTTATCCAACGTGCTTTTACTAAACTTGCTGGTATAACTGCTTGGATATTTACTTGCCACTTGCTCGCTCCTTGCTAATCTTGTCCATCATACTAGGCGTTAACAAACCCATACGATACAATCGTCTGGTGCGTAAGATTTCACTCTCACGTTTCTTTTTGTTTTTAGCACTAGCTAAATACTTTAAGGGTACCCCTTTTTTACTTTTGGGTACAGACTTAAATTTGCGTTCCATTACTTCTTTTTACCGCCGCCGCCGTATCCTTTTTTCTTTTTCATGACTTTACCTTCTTTTTTTTGAAATTATCTTTTGGACCACCCATCACAAATTTACCACCAGTATCTTTGGCGTAACCTTTGGCTTGAGCAATCCCCTTTCCTGTGTAGGGAAACATTTTTGTTTTCCCATCTTTACCTATGACTTTTGGCATTGATCCTCCTATCTTCTAAATCGTTCACCGGTCAGTTGCATTAAGGTTGCACGTCTTTGTGCAGCCGCCCTTCTTGCCATCAATCGTTGACGTTGCTGTACTTTTCTTTGTGTCATGGCTAAACTTTCTTTAGCCACACGTTCACGTTCAATGGCTTGCTTTTCTTCTAAAGCAAAACGTTCTTTAGCTAAATCATCTTTGGTTGGGGCAAGGGTTTCACCTGTGTATTCTTCACCTGTAATTTCCTTGAACTCTTTGGCAGCAGCATAACTTGGAATCATGGGTTGACCAGATGGACCACCTCTCCTTAATTGCACAAATCCTTTTCTTGATCCCGGTGGAGTTACCGTTTGAAAGTAAGTTTGAAAAGGGCTGCGTTTTATACTGCCTGATATCATCTAACCTCCAAGGGTTGTTTTCTTCCCACCTGTTTCAGGTGCTTCTCGTTCAGCCAGTAACATACGTTGTCCACCATATCTGGCACGGCGTTTACGTTGTTGAAGCTGTTGCATCTCTTGCAACTTTCTTTGTTCTTCCGTTGCACGCTGTTCCGCCAGTAACGCTCGTTCTTCACGTTGCGCTTGTAAGGCTTCTTTCTCAGCAGCTATTTGTTCTGGGCTTGGACCCGGAATCTTTGGTTTTGATAATATCCCACCCATAACATCTCCTAATAAATTTTGCCGTATAACATGTAGTCTGTTTTATCATGACCAAATTGTTTCATACAGCCTTCTAGTTTGAATTGTAATACAGAAGCCCAGTTATTCGCAACCTTATTCTCAGCACGTACTGTAACCTGCATTCGGTGAGCTGCCAGAAACTTTGCTCCTTGATCAATCACAAATTTCGCAGTGCGAGTGGCAGCGACCGGATGTTTGTCAAATAATTTACTGCCCATACACCATGCCTCAAACACACCGGGTACCAGTTGCGCAAAGCCAAAACAGGCTGCATGTTGATGTTCATAGAACACTGTGACTGCCGGACCCAGTTGTTGGTAGCCTTCTATGTACGCAATGGTTTCGTCAAATGATCCAAAATAAGAATTATCCAAAGCACGATAATCCAAATGATAAGCATGATCAGTGTGGTAAGAGCGATAAATAATTCTTTCATTACGGTTTAAACTGTTATAATATGCAATTAACCCCTCTTGGTTGTTTATAGTTAAGGGTTCGGAATGTTTATGTTGGCTTTCTTGCCTACCCCCTTTGTTAACCGAACCCTTTTTTTTTAGCATATCTTCTAAACTAGAATACATTAAACTTCGTTCCCCCATACGTCCCAACCTTCGGTTTTTTCTCTGGCAAAGAGTTCTATTCTTGGTAAATCTCCAAATAATAAATCAATTCGTTTTCTAACCTCGTGTGGTTTTTTGCTGTGTTTAGTACGCTGTGCAATTACCAGTGATTCTATGTTGTTAAATTTTTTATATTTAGACATTGTACCTTTTACACCTAACAAACAAATCTCACTACTTTTCATGGTCCACGGAGCTACATTTTTACAGTAGTTGCCTTTTGATGTGGTTTTAATCCAATTAAACGCTATGGTTTTATACTTGAAACCCCATGATTTAAATATTTGTAATGCTTCATCTAAGTGCGAATCTGTTACCCACATAAAACATACAGCATCTTTTTGTGTAATTTTTTTTATTGGTAGTTCTTTAAGTTCTTGTAACTTCATAGTATTGTAATGATTACTTAAAGGCTTTATTTCGCTACCAGTCGTGTTATTAACTGCTGACTTGCTACCATAATTCCAAGGCGGATCAGCATAAATAATGTTGTATTTTTTATTAGGAAAACTAGAATACATTGAAATCTACCTTAGCCGTAACTTGTTGTTGATTACCAAAACGTGCGTTAGAGCGAGTGAGTATCCGATGTTCTCCTCCGCCGAGCATCAAATACCCAAACGCATCCCCTACGTGTGAAAAATTATTTTTAAACGGCACGTCTTTAAATCGTTCTTGCCCACTGCCTATCGCCTCACGCTTGAAGTAATAACCACCGGCCAAACATTTACGCAGTTGCGCACACGATTTATTGACAATCAGTCCTGCTTTACCATTAATGAGTCGGTTCATGGGCATGGCTCCTGCTTCTCTACGCACCTTGAAGTCGTTGGTCGGAGTTGGTTTAGCATTGAGTCCTTGTGTTCTTAAATGATCAAAGGCAGTGACCTCAAAGATTTCATCTCGTTTGCTACCCGCAGGGTCGCCCCAGATTCTAATCTCTTTGGCTTTGGGAAACAGCTTATTGATTTCAATTTTGAGCTGAGTAACAAAACGCTCCAAGCCCATATCAAAGGTGACTAACTCATGCAGCACATGCCATCTGCCATTATCGAGGCGTTGGCCAAACACTGCGGCAGGCGTAAGACCAAAGTCAAGGCCAATCTGCAAAGGATATTCTTCTAAGTATTCAATATCCTCACTCATCAAAGTATCGGTATATTCTTGCCATACCGGTCTGCCTTCTTGCACAAAGGTATATTTACCTTGCGCATAACATGAGATCCAATCCAGATTCTTTCCAATGAGCATTTGCTCATAGTAGCCATCGGTTAGATTTAAAATATTTTCAGCTTTGTCATTGACTGCCCAGTATTTACCGGCAGCATAAATCGCATCTTTAAACTGTGCATCTACCTCTTTGACTCCACCGGGCTGACGAAAAAATTTCCATTGGTACTTGCCACTTTGTTTTTCTTTTTCTGCCATGCGATGATACCAATGGTCATCGTCCATTGGGTTGGTGTCCATAATGATAAAACGATGTGGACAGCCCCCATGTGCTTTAGTTGGATATCGACCGACCCTGTGGGTTAGACCATCGACCACGGCTTTTGGCAACTCTCTCGCTTCGTTTACCCATGCACCGGTCAGTTCGAGTGACAATAGTTTACGGACATCCTTAGGCGTGTCAAGGGCTAAAAAGATAATTTCAACATCAAGCCCTGCCAGTTCTCCTTTCGGTGGCAGTTGAATGTGATGAGTCAACGGTGGACTCCAACGCATCGGACCCCAAGTCGCTTCATCAAATATCTCGAGCCACGTTTTGATCGTCGTGGTTCTGAGTTCCGGATAAGAGTTACGGACAATGGCAAATCGTGAATGTCGTGTGTTATCAATCGGGGACACCGGTTGCTTCAAAGCACGTAACATAATCTCGGTGGCACAAGCATAAGACTTACCTGAACCCACTGGCCCCATCAGTCCACGCACAAACGAGTCATCGTTAAGAAAACGCCACACCGTTGGACTGTGCTTGAAGTCAATATTTAAATCTTTAATTTCAGACTGTGATTTGTCCTGTGTTTTGCGTTTACTTCTATCGGTTGCCCCTGTTGCTCTTGCCATATTAGTCAAATGGTTGCCATGCTTCGATCTCCTCATCAGTAAACACCGGATCGGTAACATGTGGTTTTCTAAGTTCTTTCCCTACTATGACAAAAGCTACCATAAGCAGAGCAATGATTACAACTTCTTTCATACTAGAATTCTAATTCCCAATAGTCCGTAACGCAAGATTTAAGTATAATGGCAAGTCCTCCATACCCTTGGTCATCGGTCAAGGTATCGGCAATTTTGTAGACTAACTCTGTTTCCTCAACTAAATACCCAATGGTGCGACACTTGACCGCACTGGTGTCTTTGATGCTTTCCTTGTCGAACCAACTGGCGTCCCCGGTGTGGTCCCACCAGTCAATGATGACAGTAGGGTAGTTACTCTTTTTTTTCTTTAGCTTGGATTTCATAAGTAGTTTCAGGTCCTTGTATATTGATTCCAAGCACGGACGGTTTGTTTAGTGAGCTGTCAACATTAAGCATACCGTAGTGTTTGGCAAGCAATCTAAGCGCTGCAATCTTATCGTGCATTTCGACTTCAACCTGATTGCCATACTGGGTCGGTAGTATCTTGACCTTCTTGATCGCACGCTTAGTGCGTTCTGGCAAGTTGGCACTGTCCTTGACCTGTACTCGGCCGTTGCTGTCCCACTCCAATATGTCCGTGAGTTCACTAGCTCCGATAGCGGCGAGTTCTTGTTCGACTGCTTCTCGTTTGGCCTGTTGGTCAGATTTCAATAAAGCCTTAGCTTCCCTTAATGACAGTGCTTTTGACATAGCTTCATTATAGGACTTTTACAAAAAATGACAAAAATTTTTTATGACACCCCCTGTCACAATGGGGACCACCACCCCCCCGTATAGCCATGTTGCGCATACAGTGGCCATTGTTACATGTGAAACGGCCTACAATGGCGTCAGGACAACAAGTTAACATAATGTATCTTATGCGTAATAGGTAGGTTTACCACCAGATGCGCCTATTGTGTGTGTGTGGGGTTATATTTGATCTAATAATTGGTTTCATACTTCCATTTATAAGGGTACATAATAAGTTATAAATTAATAGTTGACATATTAAAATACATAGGTATTATTTTAATTACATAAACAAACAAAGGAGTTAAGATGAAGACATTTAAATATAAAGTAATATATAGTTCAATCTGGGCTGCCCCAGAAATATATCTTGTCAACACATTAGAAGACGTAAATCTTTTGAAATATCATGGTAGAGAAGAACAATATTTAGTAGAAGTAGAAGAAGGCAATTTCAGTATTAATGATTAAATAAATTTTGACTCCAACGGCCACCTCGAGGCCACCACTTGAGCCGGATCCGTCCGGCTCTTTTTTTTAGTTTTCATTAGGTACTAATCAAATGACAAGGATGACAAGTGACATACACCCTATATATAGGGTGTGTACTGTCATGTCATTTCAATCCTCTTTGTGTCATTGTGTCATTGCTGTGTCATTTCAAAAGTTGAGTAAAAACAATAACTTCTAGAACACAATGACAGGAGATGACACCACCTTTGTAAGGTGTCATTGTAAAGATTGCGAGCAATGACATAGGTTTGAACAGGTGTCATTTCAAATAACATAAAAAAGGGGTTGACATACCTAGTTATATATGAATAATAGGGGGTACATAAACAACCAACAAAGGAGGTAACTATGGTATTAGGTGTATTATTAGCCGCACATTATTTTGTGCTAGTTCCTGAAATCATTAAAGCAATCGCATAATGAACAGGGTATTCAACAAACTTATCTTATCCATAAAAATAGGGTTGCTTCTAGTGGTTCCACTAGGGGCGCTCTTTTTAGGGGTAGTCATTTTAATTAACTATTAACAAGGGGGAAACGATGAAATTAAATGATAAACATGAGGCAGCCGACCTAATTTATTGGCATATTTTAGATACATTGCCAGATGATGTCAGGAAATTATGTGTTAAACCTAACTATGAAAAAGGGGGGACAGTAAACACAGAAACAGGCACAGATTTACTCTTTGGTATTGAAGATATATTAGCTGAATATTGTGAGGAATTACAATTACAAGGGGGGAACGATGAGTAAAGAAAATATATTAGTAAGAGTCTATAAAGATGTTTATGTAGAAGATGATGACGACTACATAGAAAATGCTATTGAATTAGCGACAGACTTTGCAGGTGATTTTGATGTAGAGATAATAGACGATGAGTAAATTCAAGGAATACAAGACCAAGTATTCAATCTTGCCGGCTCGCATCATTGGGGATAAACGGTTCAAGATAGCGCACTACAATGTGATGTGTTGTTTTGGGGTGCATGCCGGTAAGTCCGGCCTGATCTACTGCACCCACGAAACGATAGAGGCCGAGTGTCCCCACGTCCAGAAGTCCACGATTAAAAAGGCAATCAATGACTTGGTTACGTGGGGGTACGTGCATCGACTCGAACCCAAGTATATGAGGGGGCAGAAGTCTAGATATCTTACGAACCGGTACATGTTGGTGTACGAACCCGACCAAGACATACCACCGTATGAGGAGCTTAAAAAGGTTTACAATACTGAAGTCGTGGCGAGTAGTAAAAT